CTCTATCCGAATCGAGGACGGATGTCGGGCCTGTCCGAAGATGGGAAAGCCGATAGAGTAGTAGATAAAGAGGGTATGGTAAATCCGAAATGAGTCCAAAGAGTATTTATCGAGGTGGAGGTTCCACGAAATCATGTGGAATGTGACGGTGACGACATGGCGGTTCATAATGTTGGCGGCCCGGGAAGACGGGCAAACGCTCCCTTAGCTCAGTTGGTAGAGAGCATCCGGCTCATAACCGGGAGGTCGCTGGTTCAAGCCCAGCAGGGAGCACGTTTCACCCCTAGAGGGGCGCTATTCATCTATTTTTAAGTCACAAATAGTTTTAGACATTGCAACGCAGGTCTCCGTCCGTGAGGATATGAGACCTTTCTTCCGAATTTTAAAACAACAATAATATATGGGACATGGCATTACAGGACGGATAAAGGAGATATCCAAGGCCGTCGTTAAACAATTGATGAACACTTTAAGAATGGCGTTCATGGCGATATTGGTAGTGGCGGCTATACTGGCGTTAAGCTACTGGTTCGAGGACCCCTTGAAAAGGGCGGTCTTTTTACTCGGTGGTGCCAGTGTCATATTATATGTAATAATCAAGATATTGGCTGTTAAAAGCTATGGAGACGAGGAATGATTTGGTAAAACTTATAAACGATAAATAAAATGGCTGCTATAAAATCTTACAAGGGATTTGACAAAAATTTAAAATGTCGGGATTTTCAATATGAAATCGGTAAGGAATATGAGATGGATGGAAAGATCAGGGTGTGTAGAAGAGGTTTTCACGCTTGCGAAAGCCCATTTGAAGTTTTTGATCATTATTCCATGATAGGATCTAGGTTCTGCGAAGTAGAACAAGACGGGAATATATCCAAGGAGGATAGAGGGACAAAGATTTGCTCCTCGAAAATAAAAATAAAAGCAGAGTTAAAATTGGCTGACATGATCAATCTTGGAGTCGAATGGCTAAAAGAGATCACATCACCTGAAAAAATAAAAACGAGCATAAAGGATAATTCGTCTGGCTACGGTGCCAAGATTGGTTCGTCTGGCTACGATGCCAAGATTGGTTCGTCTGGCTACGATGCCCAGATTGGTTCGTCTGGCGACGATGCCCAGATTGGTTCGTCTGGCAACGATGCCCAGATCGGTTCGTCTGGCGACGGTGCCAAGATTGGTTCGTCTGGCTACGGTGCCAAGATTGGTTCGTCTGGCTACGGTGCCCAGATTGACAGCACTGGCGAAGACTGTGTCATCATGTGCGCAGGTATTAACTCAGTAGCAAAAGCCTCAAAAGGATCATGGATAACATTATCCGAATGGTCTTATTCTGATGAAAAGAAAAGATATATCCCCATTTGCGTAAAAACGGAATTTGTTGACGGGGAGAAGATAAAGGAGGATACATATTACAAATTAGAAGGAGGCGTATTTAAAGAAGTATAATAGCCACAAGGCCTTGCTTATCGAAGGAGCGCATGAGAGACATCTACATCAAAGACCCCGACGGCGAACCGGAGTACGACGGGGAGGAAGACAACGAGGAATACGAGGATAACATGGAGGAGCTTAGATTCCTATGTGATTCATATAATTGGTAACATCCCGCCCTTACGAGGTGCAACCCCGACCCAGACCGGCAACCGATATCCTAGACAAGTGGTAGGCCATGACGATATCATTGGCCCGGTGGAAAGGGACACGGTAGTGAGGGAAGGGCGGCCGATGGTCTTAGTCCGGGTTCGACTCCCGGAGGCTGACGAAACAAAAATAAATAATATGGAAAGATCTGATTCTATAAAGGAAATAGCCAACGCCCTTTGCGAGTTTCAAAAAAAGGTAGGCAAAATAAAAAAGGATAGCAATAATCCTTTTTTCAAAAGCAAGTACGCATCGTTGGCAAACATATTGGACGTGATCCAATCTCCGTTATCTGAGTGCGGGTTATCGATAACACAGATGCCAACAGGTGAGAACGAGCTTGAGACGATATTGATGCATATTTCCGGAGAGTATATTAGCTCAACATACTCAATGAGGCCTTCTAAGAACGATCCTCAAGGTGTAGGATCTTGTATTACCTACCAACGAAGATATGCCATAGGCGCAATACTATGCTTGAATATTGACGATGACGATGATGCAAACATAGCGAGCGGTAATACCGCCCAAAAGGAGCAGCCTAGAAAAACGGCAAGCTCAAACCAGAAGAAAGAGCTTACGAGAGATCATATAAACAACGAGAGCGCCATGAAATCCATATCGGAGTGGATATACAAGAACGAGAAGAAGGCCAAGGAATCCAACCAGCCCTTCTCCGTGGAGAGCCTTATAAACAAGTCCTACATCGTCGGAAAGGTGGAGATGGAATCCATTATCGAGATATACAACAACTATAAAATAAACAACAACCTGTCATGAGCAAAGAACTAGAGCTAAGCGGCAAGACCCCGCTAACGAAAAGTGAGATCGAGGCCTTATCCATAGACCTTTTGAACCCGGTACTGGAAGGGGAGGTAGACCCCATATCACACGTCGTCAAGTTAAAGGCGATGCAAGAGACCATCAAGAGGACGCTGGACGATGACCGGATGAAGGACGCTGTCCTTTCCGAGATCGAGAAATACGGGAAGGAGCGCTCTTGGAACGGGGCCACGGTCAAGATGAAGGAGGTAGGCGTATCCTACGACCACTCCAATTGCAATGACCCGGTCTACGCTAGGTTGATCGAGGAAAGGACGATTCTCGATGCCAAGATAAAAGAACGGGAGGCGTTCCTGAAAACGGTGCTGGACAATACCACGGTCGTTGATGACGAGACCGGGGAGATATACACGATCCATCCGGCGATAAGGATGGCCAAGATGTCATACTCTATAACATTCAACAAAAAATAATCCACGCGTGCCGTGGCTACGGGACGGCGGTTATCCCCACCGTAGCGAATAACCGACCGCCCCGCTTATAAATCTAAAATTTCAAATCACAACATTATGGCGAATTTATACGGCTCAATCTGCTTGAGCGACATACCGAAGGAGTTGATGAAAAAAGTAATGACGGCCAAGGGGGAGAAGATCTTCCTCAATATCTCGATCGGGGAGAAAAAAGAGCCTGTCACGTTCGACAACCGCACCTATACGCATTACGTGTCTTGCGCACCGAGGAAAGAGGAGCGCAAGGAAGGCGTATATTATGGCATAGGCGACTTGATGGAATCCACGTTCAAGAGCAACATCCCCTCACCGGAGGATATCAACAACGCCCCATCGGTCGGAGAAGACGACCAGTTACCTTTTTAACATATGGAATCAAAGAGATGTTTTAAATGTGGAGAGATAAAGTCTCTTTCTGAATTTTACAAACATTCTAAAATGCGTGATGGACACTTAAATAAATGCAAAGATTGCGCAAAAAATGATAGTCAAAAAAGATATTTGGTCAAATCAAAGGATAGAGAATGGATGGAGAAAGAAAGAGAAAGGGGAAGAGAAAAGTTTAAAAGATTAGAGTATAAAAACAAATTTAAAAAGACAAAAGATTTATGCCCTATAGAATCTACATTATCAAGAAAATTCAGGTCAAAGGGATTTCTTGTGAAAGGTAAGGAATTGCATCATTGGAATTACAATAAACCTTATTCTGTTTTTGTAATGTCAAGAAAAGCCCATAAAAACATACACAAAGGTATAACTGTAAATTACGAAGACAAGTATTGCTATACCTTGGATGGTTCTAAAATAGATACCGAAGAAAAAGCGATGTCTTGTTTCTATGATATTTTAAAAGCGAGAAATATCAAAGAAAAATTGGTTTTAATAGATCTTTCTAAACTTTTAATTTAATGGAACTATACTTGCTCAACACCGCCGGCGGATTGATGCCATGCTATGATTCCGACTATGACGAGAAGAAAAAGCTCAAGCTAGGCAAGGTCTACAAGGCCAAGATAACGCTTGCACGAAACATAGATTTCCATAGGAAGTATTTCGCCTTGATAAATTGCGCTTGGTCTTACCAGAACGAGAGGACCACGGCGCATTTCAAGGAGAGCGTGGAGTGTTTCCGGAAGACCGTCGAGATAGCCGCCGGGCATTGCGATACGGCCTACAGCATATCCCGAAAGGAATGGATAGAGATCCCGAAGTCGATAGCCTTCGACAAGATGGACGAGGCCGAGTTCATGGATCTCTACGAACGTGTCAAGGACGTGATTTTCTCGGTATTCCTACGGGACATATCCGAATACGATTTCATGAGAAACCTCTCAAATTTCTAATCATGAGAAAAAGTGACAGGCCTCCAAATTACTTAATAGAAAAGATCGTGAGGCATGCGAACATTATTATTACCGCTCCTCATGGCAGCGTCAAATACATGGATGCGGCCAGACTCCTTAAAAAGGAGGTCAAGAAGCTGGAAACCTATAAGAGATACGATAATGAGAGATCTTAAATACTGCCTCAATGAGGCTTGCTCTAAAAAACATTGCCTCTGTCATCAACGGCAGAGACATTGGAAAGACCCGTCTAAAAAAGATGGGGAAACTACAAGGGCTTCGGCCCTATTTGACGGAAACACCCCTTGCGAGGGGTATGTCCCACAGTTTGAAAGAAAGAAATACAACATAAACTATTAGCGACATGCACAACTATTTTGAATGTAAGGTCTCCTACGAGAAGATGTTGGAGAACGGTATGCAAAAGAAAGTAACGGAACCTTACTTAGTAGATGCCCTGTCTTTTACGGAAG